TTTCTTATCTATTTTATCCCCGAATTCTTTTTTTACACCTTCTAAATCACCTGTAATTTGTTGCAACATACCTAATATTTTAGAAGTAGTAATATATTCTTTTTTATTCTCTACTGGATTAAGTTTTGTCTCCTTTACTCCAGGCTCTTTCTTTTCTTTTATTCCAGCTCCTTTTCTAGCTTTTGCACGAGATAATAAATAAGCCTGAATATCAGGTATTATCTTTTCTGCATTTTCAACTATACCTTCAACATCACCCTGTTTTTTACCAGTTATAACCTGTTTATTAAATATTTTTAAAAGCCCTAATAATTTTAAAGCTTCTTTTAACATGTTAGAAATTTTATGTTCAATTTCATGAATTGGCTTTTTATATATTTGCCATTTTCCATTTTTTTTAATATAATCACTCCCATCTCTCCATCTATGTATAGTACCTTCTGGGTATCCTTTAGTTCCTTGCTTACTTTTCATTATTGCTTCCTTCCTTTTTAATATTTTATTTATATAAAAAGATTTTTCTAATATCTTTTGCTCTCTTAAAACTTGCATTAAACTATCTAATGTTGGAGTTATTTTAACTAATTCTGCTTCTGTAGGGTATAATTGAGTATATTCCCGTTCTCTATTTAAATAAGTATTTTTATTTTTTTGCTCTTTTTGTTTTTTATTAATATAAGTTTCAAATATACGGGCAAAACATTCAGTATTAGTATAATAATAATTTCTTAATTTCTCTTCAGGTATATCTAATTTATCTTTTATTGCTCTACTTTTTATATTAGGAATAAATTCAGTAGTAATAAATTTCTGCAATCTTTTTAAAGATTCTTTCAAAGAATCTTCTTCTTTTTTACTATCTTTAAAAATCTCTACTTTTTTATTTACTTCTCTATTATATCTGCCTCCAGTAACTAAATTTTTTATACTTTCTGAATTAAGTAAATTATCCCCTACATCTATTTCAGTTGATCCAGGCACCCAATTTTTTACCGTATGTAATCCTGCTTCTATTTCAGCTAATGGTATCTGTATTTTATCTGAAAATTTATAATATATTTTAACCTGTGTTAAATCTAATTCTAGTATTGTCTGCTTATAAGATTTAACTTTTTCTACTGCCATATTAATTTCATCTTTTGTTGCATCATAATAATTTTTTAATTTATTTTTAAATTCTATATCTATAGCTTCTTCAGAAATTCCTATAGAATGCCTGTTATATAAATATTTCAAATGATACGTAGGTAATTTATGCCGTCCTAATTTTAACTTTTCTTCCTCTATTAATTTTTTTATATTTTTCTTAAAAGTAATAAAGTCAAAATCTTTATCTACTTCTTTTCTAATATTATTATTTTCCTCTTCTGTTAAAGCTAAATCCAACGGTATCTGAGATGCAAAAAAAGCATTAATTTTTTTAGACTTATCTTTTATTACTCCTTTTATATCCGCTGGCATATTATCTGAATTATAAAAGTTCTGTAACTTAACTATATTCTCTAATCTCTCTTTTTTAGTCTTAACTACATACATACCTATCATATCATCCAAAAAATGACCATACTCATGAGCTACTGATCCTGTTCCTCTAGCACGAGTTAGATTAATTATCATTAAGGTAGGTTCATAATGTGCTAAAAAACTCCCCTTACCTCTAGCCCCAATTGCAAAGGCTAATTTTTGCCCCCCTGCTATCTGATCTATTGAAATATTTAATATATTACTTAAATCCTCAAAAGTAGTAGCTATATTTTTTAAATGCTCTTTTCTTTCTTCATCTGTAACACTATTCCCCCATTGAATACCTCGTACTTTTACAGTATTTAATAAATAATCATTCAATTGCTCTACTGTATAATTTTCAAATTTAGTATTTGTTACTTCTACATTTTTTAAATTTATTATTTTATTACTAATTTGTTTTGGCTTTTGAATTCCTTCATCTGTATATCTTTTAATACTATCTTTTAATGATTCTTTATTTTCAAAATATCGCTGAGCTATTTTAAAAATATTCTCATCAATATTTTTAATATTCTGTACTAATTCTATATCAGTTAATATTTTTCTATGATCTTTAGATATATCTAAAAACCCTGTATTTTTAGTAGCGGCAGATAATTGTTTATAATATTTACTAAATAATTGTTTATTTGGATATAAAAAATAATTATCAGATAATTCTTTTGCTGATGGAATAATAGAATTAAAGCCCCTCCCATGTATTATATTACTTATATAACTAGCAGTTTCGCTTATTATACTATTTATATTAGTATTGTTCTCTATTCCTTTTTTTATTATATCCTGAACCCCTATAAATACATTATTATAATGTTCCCAAATTAATTTCTTTGCCTCGTCTATTTCACCCGCTTTTTCTCCATAATAAGGTTTAGCATTGGAATAATTCGGGGATTTTGGGAAATGTTGTAATAGAGTAAATAAAATCATACGATTTTTTATATTATTCTTAGTTAATCCCATAAAAAAATCTATCCCATTTAATGCTAATAAGTTATCCCGAGTAACAAAAGATTCTCCTTGTCCTGCTTTTTCAGCATCTTCTACAGATTCGTATAAATGCCTTTTATGTCTGGCTGATAATACTATATCTTCCCCTAAATTGGTAATACTACTCTTTCGGGCCCATTTATAAGATAAATCTTCTATTACTTGCTCCGTCGCATCCTCTTCCTCTTTTATAAATAATTTTTCTTCCCCCTTTAATCCCTTTAATCCTTGTAATTTATTTAATATTATAGTTAATCTATCAAAAGTTTTCTTATCTAATTTATCTCCTTGTTCAACTTTTATTTTTTCTAACTCTCCAGTAATATTTTTTAATACTTCTAGTATCTGCTTTGTAGTTAATGCTTCTTTATTCTTAATATCTTTAACTTTATTTTTAACATCTTTACTTTGATTTTTAACATCTTTACCTTGATTTTTATCCTCAGTTCTTTTACGATATTTAGCTTGTGCAGTTAAATAATTATCAACCTCTGGAAATATATCTTCAACAAAATCTAATAATTTATTTATATCCCCTTTATTATTTTTTATCTCTTTTTGTAACCCTTTTAATATTGTTAATAATCTTAATACATCTCGTAATAAAGAAGTTACTTTATTAGCTATTTCTTTATGTAATTTTTTATATATTTGCCATTTGCCATCTTTTTTTATATAATCATTACCATCCCGCCATCTACGTATAGTACCCTCTGAAAATACTTTACTTTTTTTCATTACTTTTTTTAATATCTTATAATAATCCTTTCTTTCTTTTAAATGATCTAATACTATTTTCATAGTATTTTTTAAATTCTTAGAATGCTCTTTCTCTACTTCTATGCCTTCTAAAATATCTTTTAAAGTTACACCATAATCATCCAGATTAAAATAAAAATTATTTAATAACTCCTGTACATTATGCAGATAACTTTTCTTTAATTCTATCATATTATTATATCCTCTTTGGAATTTAAAAACAGGAACTATTTTAGAACGACAATGCGGATGATACGGAGGAGATGTAATGTCTGTGGTAGTTAAATCTTTCTCTTCTTTAAAATCAAGCTCATCTTCAGCTTTACTACCTACTATTATATTATTAAAATATATCTGATCCTTATTATTAACTTTTTTAACCTCACCCCACGGTCGATATAATTTTAATAATGATAAATTATAAAATTTATGCTCTGTAAATACTGCTAATCCTTTCTTAACAGATAATTTCTTTCCATTTAAAAATTGGCATATTTCAGAAGTTCGATCATCTAATATAGCTACTATCTCATACTCCTCTATCCCTGAATCTCTCATAGCTGCTAAAGCTGAATAAGATCTAGCATTTGTAATTACTAAATCTGATAATACAGAAGCATTTTTAGTTAATCCTCGTTCTACTATTGAAGGATAGGATGTTATTATATTATTATATATTTCTTTCTTATCTTTAACCCCTTCTTTTACATCATTATAAGTTATTCGTATTATATCTTTCATTGTATTAGCGCCTAACGGTGAAGTAGTTAATATACCAGACTGGTCAATAAATAGTTTAGAAAGATAAGAAGCTGTTCTTTTATCATCTTCTGTATAATTCATTTTATAAGTTAATTTATATATATCCCCAAAAACTTTAGGGGCATTTTTAATAAAACTATCTATCGTTTTAGCTATATAAGATTTAATAGAATCTACTGATAATTTATTATATATATTATTAAATAAAGATAACTGATTAGGAACTTGATTTATTATATCTTCTTTTTTATTTTCTTTTATAAAAGTTAATAAATTATAAATAGGCTTATTTATCTGTTTTTTAAAAATATCTTCAGAATGATATTTTTTTACTATTAAATTTATTTTATTTGAAAATAGATCAACCCAGTAATCTACTATTTTATTATCCCATAAATTTAATTTCTTCTTATTATTAATCATAATAATGATTTAGTTCTCTGTGTTGTATCTAAATATTTATTTAATTTTAAATATTTAACTTCTATTGACTGCATTATTTTCTCCTCATTATTCTCATATGCCCAATTATACATATTTCTATCTTCTTCTATCACTGCTTCTACATCATCTATATTTTCAATTTTCCTTTTTGTACCTAATAATTCTTTAAAATAATCAATTAAAGCTAATACCTGATCTAATATTCCAGGTGTTCCTCTATGTATATTATTTTGTGTATTCTTTTTTTCTTTTTTTATAAATTCTAATCTACCTTGAATTATATCTGTCATAGTAGAATATTGCTCTTCTTTAGATAATTCATAAAATTTAATGGATATTTCTTTTATATCTTTATCAGAAGGTATTTCTATTTTCTTTTTCTCAATAGATACCCCTGATTTATCCGCTAATGTTTTAACCTGCTCTTTAATTTCATTTATATCATTTTTTAATTCTGTTATTTCTTTATCTACACCTGTTTTTTCTTCTACATTATCCTTTTTTATATTTTTACCAACAACTGTTTTCTCTTCTATAATATCCTTTTTTATATTTTTATTAACTTGTGGCTGTTGACTTTCCCCTTTCTTTTTATTTACTCTCCACCATGTACCATTTTTCTTAATATAATCATGTCCATCTCTCCATCTACGTATAGTACCTTCTGGGTATCCTTTCTCTTCCGCTGTGTATATTTTTACTTTTTTACTCTTCATCTGTGCCAACATTTTTAGTCTCCACCCCCATATCCTCATCTGATAATTCAGATGGACTTAACTCCTCTTCTTCCTCATTATTACCTGCTTCTTCTTCCTCATTATTACCTGCTTCTTCTTCCTCATTATTACCTGCTTCTTCTTCCTCATTATTACCTGCTTCTTCTTCCTCATTATTACCATTCTGTTGCATTTGCATTTGATTCTGTTGACTCTGCTGCATTTGCATTGCAGTTATAAACATCTGATTAAGTATTATATCCCCTGTTGGTAAATTAGGTAAATCTTCTTTCTTCCTTAATTCATTAACCGTCATTAGATAAGTACTTTTCTCTTTATCATTTCTTATCCTTTCTTCTTCATCCCCTTTATTTATTCCCATAAATTCAAATATAAAATCCTGATTCTTTGTTAATTTATCAATAACTTCAACAGTTAATATTTCAGATATAAATCCTAGTAATGGCCGTAATCCTTTATCTTTTGAGTATACTAATCTGCTTTCTTCTCCTGATTGAAACATAGGGGCTTTTTCCCCCATACCTCCTCGATTAGGAAAATTAATCTCTGCTGGATCTATTGCATATACAGCACAGGCTAAATTAATTAAATAATCCGTCCAACGAGCATCTTCCATATCAGATAAGCCTTTGCCAAAATCTATATACTTCATATCCTTGCCCTGACCTAGCGATATAAGGGCTAATTTATGTGCTCCTGGCATACCTGCTAACTGATTAGAATACGCCATCTGGATCGCCTGTACTACTTCAGGAGACATACTTCCTCCTGTCTGAATCAGCATCCCCTCAGGAGGAGCACCTGGAGTTATTCTACGTATATTTTTATTTTCTGTATTTATATGTGCTATTACTATTTTTATTAAATCTTCAATCGGAGATCTGCCATAACCTGCTGTATCTATCTCAGAAGAGCAAAACATACGAACAAAAGCTAATTCTTCTTTTGTGAATTCTATTTTATTATTATTTATATCTAATACTTGTACATAATCGACCCCTTGATCTTGTAATTTTTTAGAGGCTATCCTGACTGTCGCCCCATCCAATGTTCTTATACCTACTAATTCGTGTTTCCTCGAGTATATTCTTTCTATTGCCACTTGATCTAAGACTAAAATGTCATTTACAAATTCTGCTAAAAATTCACTAAATCTTTGCTTTTTCGGATAATCAACATCATCTTTTGAACAATAAGCAATAAATTTCTCTAATCTTAGTACTTCTTTTTCTTCTACTTTTGTTAATTGATGTTTAATTTCTCGAGAACGAATTCTAAATCCAATTTGATTCGACCAGGCAAAAGGCATCCAAAACGGGTATATTTGATTTAATCTAGTTCTTATTATTGCACCGATAACAGCATCTTTTTTTGAAATCTTTCGTAATAAAGAATAATTCATCTTATCAGGCTTTTCTCTATAATCTTCTGTTACTTCTTTCCACATCTGCATAGGGGAATATATCTTTCCAAGAGGTTCTATATTAGTATGTTTAAAGCCTTTTACGAGATCAAAAAATTCTCTTAACATTAGCTACCTTCTATTTTATTTAATATTATTCATTATACAATACACAAATGAATTTTCAAGATATGAATTTAAAATTTAATTGTAGTCTGCCTTAACTCTGCTTCAATTCTTTTTTTAGCCAATTCGTAATAGGTTAATTCTTTTTCTATTAATATATAGTTACGATTTAATCTTATAGCAGCAATAGCTGTAGTACCACTGCCTGCACAATTATCAAGTACTACATCTTTTTCATTAGTATATGTTTTAATTAAATAGTCAAATAAAGAAATTGGCTTCTGTGTTGGATGAATTTTATCCATATTATCATAATTAACTTTTAATATAGTTTTAGGAAATCTAGAACCATCAGTATTATCAGTAGTGGTCTTATCATAAATAGAGTTACTATATATTTCTGGAACACGCCCTTGCTTTTTTTTATATTTATTCCCAATAGTTTTTTGTGGATTATAAGTAATAGAATTAGCATAAAATATTAATATATTTTCATGAGCTCTTAAAGGCATTTTGGTACAGTTAAAAAAATTAGTCCCATTTGACTTTTCCCAAATCCATTCATATTTAAACCATTTTTTATTACTCATTACTAATTCTGAGGTAAACGGTTGTACAGCAGTTAAACAAATAACACCATTTTTTTTAATAATCCTTTTATATTGTTCCCATAAGGATTCTAAAGGTATAATAGTATCCCAGGCACAAGCCACAATTCCATATGGTAGGTCACAAAGAATCATATCTATACTTTTATCTTCAATAAATTTCATAACCTGAAGACAATCACCATGTATTAAACTATTAGGTTTTACCTGAGTTACTGACATATTGTTCCTATTTTTTCAAAAGTTAATTTATAAACAAGCTGATATATTTTCATAAGGATAAAAAACTATATTTGTCATTTTTTTTTACTTCTAAATAAAGTTCTTTTACATTTCTATTTATTTTCTTTTTTACCTTTTTTAAAAAGACCCTCTTTCCAAGCAATAGCATCATCCGCTGATTTAAATTTTAAAGTAGTAAAATCCCCTGAAACGGTAGTAATAGTATACATCCATTCTCTACTCGGGGATATTTCTGTTAACTTCCAGGCAACTATATAGTCGCTGTTTAATACTGTTAATTCATTAATTTGTAATTCCATTTTTAACTCCTTTTTTAATTATTTAATGGCATTAATTAATTGTATTTCTAGTAATTTATTAGAAATTATATATATAAAATTATTATAATATTTTAAAAATTCAGTTATATTATATTTTTCTTCTTCTTCTTCTTTCTGAATATAATCATTCATAATAAAATGTATTTCTTCATTTTTTCTAGTAAAATTAAAAATTAATAGTTTTAAATTAGAATCTTTCTGAACTCCTTTTTTATATAAACCATAAGTAAGCCATATAATATTATCTTTTAAAATAAATTCAATTTTAGTATAATATCCTTTTATTGTATAATTTGGATACATACCAAAAGAATCTGGTAAAATATGTATTAGATACTTAATATTATCTATATCAGGGTGTCCTTTTATTTTTAATAATTTTTTATTTAAATCTTCTTTATAATTCATTATTTTCTCTAACTTATTAATATTTTTTGACCACAAAAAGGACAAAAATTTAATTCATACTCTTCTTCATCTAAAATTAAATATAATTTTATATATCGAGTTTTAAATAAAATAAAATCATAAATTATCCGTAACCTTTGACTTTTTAACTCAGGACAACAATAATACATTATTATATTTATATTTTGCATTACTTTCTCCATTTCAATCATCATTAATTTTATCCTTAATTTTCAAATAATCTTCTTTTCTTATATTTTCCTCATTTAACCCCTTATTAATTAATTCTAATACTAATATTTTAAGATTCAATTCAAAACATCCTAAATGACAATGATGAAAAAAACTCTGTTTTTTAGCATTATCCATTCGTCTAATGTCCACAAGTTCAAATATTATACCTGATCCCCCAAATTTTATATCTTCCCCACAATAAGAACAGGTAGCATAATAATCATATATAATATCCTCATTAAACCAGCAAATAAAATTAATTTTATCATCCCTATCAGTTATAATTTTAAATGGCATTTAACTCTCCTCTTTTGATAATCTGTCAGAAAGAATTTCCATTAATGTTATACCAGGATCTATTTTATTTAGATTAAAATGATAATGACCAACAATATAAAATGTTTCTTTATCAGCCACTATTTCTTTTATTTTTTCTTTTGACAACTTTTTTTCTCCACTCAAATAAGTATCATAAAAATAATCAGGATCAATTATTACTTTAATCTTCTGAGCCTTAATACAATTTTTATAAGCCTGTAAAGCCCTAGTTAACCGATTAATCTGCTGTTCTGTAAATCCAATATATTTCATTTTCCTACCTCTTGGAATCACTTCTTCCCAAATTGGAATTTCCAAATTAGGCCATATTTTTTTAAGTTGCTTTTCATATTTTAAATCAAAAGGATTAGCAATTTCAGTTCCAATTGAATACTGGCTAATTGCATTTCCATGATAAAAATAAAAATTCTCGCTTGGTGCAGTAAGATAAAATGTTCCATCACGATCAAGAAGAGAATCAACTGAAATATTTTCTCGGTGTTGTAATATTTGGGCAGTTTTAGCACTCAAAAAAGAACAATCCCAATGCCCACACCAGATATTAATTGGCAAATTTTTGGTAAGCCGTAGAGCATAATCTCCATATTGCATTTCTTGAAGTGCTATATTTTTTTTTGATCCTAAAGGGACATCACTAAATGTTACCCTGGAATATAAAGAAGTTAAAGGTAATATATTTTTCATTAGTATTATCATAGATTGTGTCCAATTGGAATTTTCTAGGTCTTCCCGTATTTTTTTTAGTGTTTGCTTACCTAAAATACCATCAATTTTTAATAGTTTTTTTTCTAATTGATATTGTTTTACATTTTTAATAAAGCAAGACGGGGATTGAATTTGATTTTCAATAAGGGTTAAAAAATCCCCACAATGCCGTGGAAAATAATTCAGCTCATTGAAAAGATTATTAAGATTATATCTTACTATATTTATATTTTGCATTATTTTTTTTCTCCTACCTCTTTTTTTGATATAATTTTTTTCATCTCAAAAATTCCCATTTTTCTTTATTAAAATCTGCCTCTAAAACTCTACAAGGTCTCATATTTTTCCCTTTAAAAATATAAGATAGGGCAACATATTTATCCTGGAAATTAATCCAAGTAACCAAAAACCTTTTTTTATAAATATTTTCAATAAGAACAATATAATCACCAATTTTTAAATCATCAAATTTCATTTTTTAGCTCACCCTAAATAGCAAGGGATCTCAATTTCTTCTATTAATTTAACTTTTCTTGCTAATTTTGTTCCTTGTACAGGACGACCACATGAGATCTGCTTCCCTTGCCTTATAAATAATGGATATTTAACAAACTCTTGATATTTATTATCATATTTATCAACAACGGCTAATATATAATTACATTTAAATAATCTTAAATCTAAATTTCTAAGACAATGATTTTTTAAATATTTTTTAACATAAAAAATATCATCAAAAACACATAATGCACCCCGATTAATTAAAGAAGTCTCAGTCCATTTTTTAATATAATATTGTCTCCCTTTTATTTTCACTGGCACAAAGGGGGATTTTAAATCAGACGTTACTATTTTATAACCTTCTTTAATTTCATTCATTATAATACCTCCATAATTAACCTATTTTAATTATAGTATCCTCTTCAATTTTATTATAACTTTCTTTCGTTATTATAGGTTCTTTCATTTCTCTTAATCCACTTCCTATATCTATTTCTATTACACCACCTGAAGTTTTACAATAATTTATACCAATAAGACTATATAAAAGAGCATGAAAATAATGATCGGGGCCTGATACTATTACCTCATCTTTATATTCAATTGAAGCTCCAATATTTTTCTTATCTTCTCTTTTCCCTTCTTCTACACAGATATTAATAACATGTTCTTGAAATAAATCCCATACGGTATCCAGAAGAGTATTACCTGAAAAATTATTAAATTTAATAAAACCTTTTCGTAATGTCATTAATAACTTTTTCACATTTGCAGGCCTATATACTCGAACTCGAGGTAATTTATTTTGAGTAAACCGAGTTTCAAAAGAAGGTTCTATATTAGAACTTTTTCTCTCTTTCTCTGTATCACCATAATATTCACAAGTAAAAAAATCCCGATCCCATTTTTCTAATATTATAGGATTCCTATCTGCACCATAACCTGCATCTGCTACTATAATATCAGCCTGTATTGCTTTTGCTAATTTAATCGCCTGTAAAGCAGGTTCTTGAATAGAATCCATTAAATTGGATTCGTAAAAATTCATATAAATAACATGCAATTCATCTAAATTACTTTTTGGAACTCCTAATACTAAATACCAGTTAATATTACCCCAGTCTATTCCTACCGCTTTTATTGCATACAATTCTCTTATTTTCTGTAAATCATTCCCTGATATATGAGGATTAACTAATCTCTTAATCTCTTCTTTCGTTATTTTAATTAATGAATCATCCCCCTCATATATTTCACCTAATTCATAATTATACCACTCTCGTAATAAATCAGAATCTCGTAATGATGATACTATTTTATCTATATTAATCCATGCTGCTGAAAGCTGAGTGACATGATAGCCTCTTATTTCTTTTTTTTCAGGATATATAGCTACATATATTCCTTTACATTCAGCTAAATTTAATAATTTATTACATTTTTGACATATTCTAATAAAAGAACCAGCTTCTATATCCTTATGAATAAATCTTATTTTTTCTAATAAATTTGCTTCCCCTTTTACCTGTCTAATATTATCTTTCCAGGATATTATCTGCCAATAACTACAATGAGAACATTTTATCATCCATTCCCGTTGATCAGAGAGCTGATAATCTTTATCTACTCCTACATTACGAAAAGTAGGGGTAGATATAGATAATTCAGCTCCTAATGGTGATGAAGCCATAGCTGACCGAAAAGCTTTAATTGTTTTATAATCTATTCGATCAAATTCATCTAGAATTAAAAAATCTAATGGAGTAGATTCTCCATACTGAAATAAGGCATTTTGTACTAATAATGTAGAATTCCCCCCAGTCATAACTTTAAAATTCTTTAAATTATCTTTCCAGGGAAATCCCTTAACACTTTTAGATATTTCAGGAGATAAAGAATCAATTACTTTTTTAATCCGTAATCCTGATACTTCCTCTACTTTTTTCATCAAGGGAATAACATAAGCTGAAATAATATTAAAATTACAATTCATATATAATAATTTTCTTAATGCTGTCTCAGTCATACCTAATTGTCGAGATTTTTTTACTACTATTCGAGTATGCATATCATCTAAAATAGGCTGTAAAAAAGGACGAATAGAAAATAAAGATATAGGATCATATAACCGATATGGTAATGAATCAAGCGTAGTATAATACTGCGACCATTGAGATGGTAATATCATGATAAAACTTCATCATTCTCAGAAATTATAGTTAAACAATTAGAACAAATTAAAAATTCTTGATACCCCGACAATACATGATAATGTATTATTTTAATCTCATTAGTAGCAATACCACAGCAATCACAAGTATATTTAAGTGGTACAGGTATACTTATTTTTCCCTGTTTATATGCTGTTTTTAATTGTTTCAATAAATTCATTTTCATCCTTTTTTTTAAAAGTACTACATTGATCTGTTTTAATAGGAAATTTATTTGTCATTAATCGATGATAACACCCTGCATCCCGTATTACTTTATGATAATCATCATATTTTACATCTTCAAAATAAATACAGGATAAACACAATACGGGTACTTCCATATATTTATTTTTTTCTTTCATTACTTTCTGTACTACTTTTACTTTATATTTATTTTCATATCCTATATTCATAATTTACCTTTTTTTATAAAAATAAATTTTTATACCTATTATAAATTGAAGGCATTTTATCTTCATCTAAATAAACAGGTTCTATTAAAAGCATCCGTTCTTTTTTTATCTTTATATCTATTTTTATTCGTTCCCCTGGAATAAATGGAGTTAACGTAACATATTCTCCAGAAGGAGAAGAAAAAATCTTTATGCAATCATATAAAGAATAACAATCTTCTCCTGAAGTATAGCCTGAACATATTATTGAGTATTCAAAATCCAAAGGAACATAATATAATAATATTTTAGTCACCATCTTTTTCTCCTTTTAATAATATATAATAATTTCTCATAATTTTTTCTCCTATGATTTTGCTGTATTTTAAAAAATTTTAAAATACTTTTTCTAAGAAATTCTAGGAAAATCCTCTGCCATTATTCCCCCTAAATCACAACTAAACCACTCTTCCATTGAAATTATTTTTATATTATATTCTTCTATTTCAATTTGAAAAATGGCATCTTCATCAGAAAGCATTTTTAAAACTTTTAACAATTTATTTAAATTTATACAAATAGAACATTGTCCACTAGTTTGCACAGGAATTGATACAGTAACAGATTTTTTTTGATCAAAATTTAATTTTGGACAAATAGAATATTGTCCACTAGTTTGCACAGGAATTGATAAAGTAACAGATTTTTTTTGATCAAAATTTACTGTTGTTAAATCTAATCTATCTTTAAAAATATCCATACAGACAGTTTTTAATACAGGTAGATTAAATCTATCATTTTTTTTATTAATATTTTTTTTCAATATCTCTAAGGTTTTAACTAACTTTTTTCTATTTATTTTGAATTGTATCATTTCTTTCTCTCCTTTTTTTGCAGGTAGTTTTAACCTACACAGGTAAATCATGAAATTAAAATTCAATTTCAATTTCAGGATGTTTCTTTCTCATTTGTTTGATTTCTTCTATTGATTTTCCGCTTAATGGATTATCACGTAAATTAATTATTCTCAATTGCGGTAATTTTATTAAAAGATTATCTAACCCTTCTATTTTATTTATCCGATTATAATTTAAAGAAAGCACCTTCAAATAAACCAGGTTATCTAATCCTTCTATATTGCTTATTCGATTATCATCTAAATAAAGTTCATTTAAATTAACTAGGTTATCTAATCCTTCAATTTTGCTTATTCGATTATCATCTAAATAAAGTTCATTTAAATTAACTAGGTTATCTAATCCTTCAATTTTGCTTATTCGATTATCATCTAAATAAAGTTGTTTTAAATTAACAAGTTTATCAAGTCCTTCTATTTTAGTTATTTGATTTTCTCTCAAATAAATTTTCTTCAAATTAATGAGTTCATCAAGCCCTTCAATTTTACTTATTCGATTTTCACTTAAATAAAGAGTATCTAAATTAACCAGTTTATCGAGCCCTTCGATTTTACTTATTTCATTATACCCCAACTCAAAAATATTCAAATTAACAAGAGTATCAATCCCTTCTATTTTTCTTATTTGATTTATGTCCAAACCAAGCTGATTCAAATTAACCAGTTTATCAAGCCCTTTGATTTTGCTTATTTGCTTAATTCCGTCATTAAAAAAGTTAAGACAAGTTTCATTTTCTGAAGCTAGTCTTAATATTCTCTCCTCTTTATATATTATTTTTATCATTTCTTTCTCCTATTTTAAAATTTAATAATAATTTCTGGATGATTCTTCCTTATCTGTTTAATCCCCTCTATTGATTTTACGTTTAATGGATTATCATGTAAATAAATTTGTTTCAATTGAGGTAGTTTTTTAATAAGTTCATCCAGCCCGTCGATGTTAGTTATATAATTGTAGCCTAAATTAAGATAATCTAAATTAACCAGCTTATCGAGCCCTTCTATTTTGCTTATTTCATTTTCATTTAAATCTATATAATTTAAATTCACAAATTTATCCAATTCTTCTATCTTGTTTATTTTATTGTCACTCAAATCAAGCCCTCTCAAATTCATAATATTATCGAGCCCTTCTATTTTACTTATTTTATTACTATTTAAAAAAAGAGTACTCAAATTAATGAGTTTACCTAGCCCTTCTATTTTGCTTATTTGATTGCAACTTAAAGCAAGTTTTTTTAAATTAACTAGATTATCAAGTCCGCTTATTTTAGTTATTTCATTATCCCCCAAATCAAGTTCCTTCAAATTAACAAGATAATCAACCCCTTCTATTTTGTTTATTTTATTGCTATACAAAAAAAGAGTATCTAAATTGAAGAGATTATCAAGACCTTTAATTTTACTTATTTCTTGGATATTTTCATTAGAAAGATCCAAGAAATCCCCATCACCTGAAACTTCAATTGAAAATTTCTTATTATATGTTATTTTTATCATTTCTTTCTCCTTTTAAAATTTAATATTAACTTCAGGATACTTTTTCTGTATCCGTTCAATTTCTTCCACTGATTTTTCGTTTAATGGATTATCATGTAAATAAATTTCTTTTATTTGAGGTAATTTTTTTATAAGTTTATCAAACCTTTCTTTTTTATAAAATATATCTATATAAAATTATATGTAGCATTTTAATATATTTTACTATAATCAAAATTATTTAAAATCTGCACTATAATACCTATTTTAATTTCATAAAAAAGATCCTCTCGGGATTTATTATTCTAAACCTGCACTATAGTTATTATTCCTTCTTTTTCTTATTATTATAAAGAATAAATTTAGTATCTATTAAATCTGCATTACACAGTCCTGTGTAATTCCACTCATCCCAAATCTTTTTAGAATTATGCTTATTA